AGGTCGCCTGCTGCAGCTCGAAATACTGCGACTTGCCGGCAGTCACAATCGTTTCGTCCTTCTGCACCGAGAAGGAAAGCGTCAAGGTTCCGAAGTCCTCGCCGATCAGGCCGACGTTTTGCGCGACTCCCAACTTGCACTTGAAGCCCTTGAAAACCGAGTATTTGCCGTCGACCTCGTTGATGCCCTCGACGTGAATCGAGACATCGGGAGCGCTCGATAGCAGCGACTGCACATCGGCGCCAGCCTGCGGGGTGTAGTCGATCGTGATGGCATCGCCGCTGACCACGCCGGCAGTGCTGATCGTTGAGGCGATCGTGATACCGCCGGCCGATACGGTGTAGTCGTCTGTGTCAATGACCGTCGCACCCTTCTTGACAACAGGGGCGACGCTGGTATTGATCAAGCGCTTGGTCGGGACGAAAGCGAGCGGGACAATCTTGTATCCGGCCTCGCCGACAATCGCGACGGCGGACAGGGCGGCGGTAGTGCCCCACAAGGCAAGCGCGAGGTTGTCGGCGGTGAAGTGCCGCAGGTCCATTGATCCTGTGACGTCGGTGATGCGCTTGATGGATGCGTCGACGCCACCCGCGGCGCTGGCGTAGTCGAGCAGCTTCTTTTCCTCTTCGGCGAACGAGAATTGAAACGCGGAAACGTTTTCCAGATAGCGGAATGGGCGATTCTCGAAAGTCGTGCCGGCGCTGTACAGGGCCACGCGGACCTTTGCCTTGCCGATAAATGCTGATCCCATGATGTAATGCTCCTGTCGTTAAGTGCCGGCGAAATGGGCCGGGATGGTGAAGCCGAATGAAAGGCGAAGCAGGCGGCCATCGCTGCCGGTGCTTTGGCCGTCGGTGATCTCGACCTCGACCCCGGGCGAGTACTCCCAGCCGACGAGCGCCTGTATCGCGTCCGTAAGAAGCTGGCCGGCGGCGGTTTTCTGCGGGGTGGTTGCTCGGTAGAGGTCGGTGTAGACGTTGCAGCTGTACGTCAGCAGTGCGCGGGCGTGCTTGCCGGTCTGACCGGTGACGTTGATCTGGTCCAATACGATCTGGCAGAGCACCGGCGCGGTGCTGTCGTCGCTCATGTCGACCGCGTCGAAACTTCCCTTGAACACCGAGCCGCCTGCGCATTTGGCAGCTAGCCGGGCGAGAATGGCTGTCTCGTGATCGAAAATCATGGCTGGCGCACCAGGGCGGCGATGCGTTCGCTGGCGTTGAGACGCTGCGGGACGCCTGCCACTTTGTACGAGACGCCAGCAATGCTGATGCTGCTGCCGGCCACGAGTGCCGGCCCTGACTGGTAGCGCAGCTGGTGCGTCGTGTTCGTCGGCGATTCAAAAGCCATCGCGTCGACGGTGTCCAGAATGCCGCGGAAGGTCGTCAGCCCGAAGGTGACGGACTCCGAGAAGTCGGCATAGCAGGGCGCAAGGTCGATGATCACTACGCGTCCTTGCGCGGGCGGCCGCGGCCACGCTTGGGAGTCGCGGCCGGCGCTTCGCTTTCCGGCGCCAGCATCTCTTCGACGCGCTGCACGCGGCCGATACTCTCGGCATAGCGTGCATCCGATTCGCTGAGGCTGACGACGGACCCGGCAGGGACGGGCTTGCCGTCCTGCCAGGTGTCGCGAAGCGTGACGACTTCGACCATGCTTAGGTGATGCTGTCGGCCGCGGAGAAGGCGCCGGCGATCCTGACGCCGACGTCGGCGGTCATGAAGGCGCGGATGCCGGTAATGCCCATCGCGAAGTTTGCAAAAGGATTTGCTGCGATTTCGATTGCTCCCCATTCAGCAAAAATGACTTGGCTGAAGTCGCCGAAGATGGCGGTAGCTGCCGGCATCTGCACGGTGGTACGGCCGCGGAATCCGCAGACGTTGCCCTCCAGAATGTTGCCGTCCCACAGCGGGCTGTAGGTTGACGCCACCTTGACGCGGGCGGACAGCAATGCCGCAACTGCCGGGGTGGTCAGGTACGCACAGGATGTCGTCAGAGCATTGGCTGCGGCTACGTCTGTCTGCGCGTTCAGCAGCGCGGCGTAATCGAGCGATGCGCCAGTGAATGCGCCAATCGAGGCGGTGCCGAGAATCCCGACAGGCGCGCCACCGCCGCCCGTGTTGATGCCGGCTACGTCGAGCGCGACCGCGAGCACCTTCGCCAGGTCTTCCATCACAAACTGGTCGGCATCAGGCGTGCTTTGCTGCAGCAGCAGGCGGCTGACTTCGGTGTAAGCGCCACAAACCTTCGGCCGCAATTGCAGGAGGCCGACAGTCTGCTGACTCTCGGTAATGGCCGTTCCTTCGTTGGCCAGCCAGTAAGCGGTCGCGGCGCCGGTTTGCTTGGTGATGTCGGCGTTGCCCACCAGGCCGGAAAGCGTGCGGGCGCCAAGCTCTTTCAGCAGCGTCCGGTTGCGCATCATCTCGATGAAATCCTGCGGGCGCAGCGTGGTGGCTACCATGTTGCCGCCGGCGGTTGCTGTGCCCACGGTCAGATCCCGCTTCTGGACTTCAAACGGCAAAAAGAAGCTGTTTTCTGACTGGCGCTGCAAGCCAGCGGCGGCTGCCTTGTCGGCGAATGCGATCGAGGCGGCGCGCTCCAGGCCGGCATTGCTCCAGTCGTTCGAGAGCATGGCGCGAATGGCCTTGATGATGCTGTATTGCTTCGTTTCCTTGGAGGTCATGCCCACCTCGGGCTGCCACTGCTGCGCGCCACGGGCGGCGATGTGATCCATCACTTGCTTCGCGAAATCCTCGGAGCTGATGCCGTTGCGGATGGCTTGCTGAGGCATCTCGCTAAGTTCGAAGTGCTCAAACTGCTTCGCAACGGCTTCAATCGCCTTGATGCGCTGCAGGGACTTGTCGGCGGCTGCGCGCTCGATGGCGGCAAGGTCGGGCGTGGTCGTTTCCATGGGGTGGTGCTCCTTCGTTTCTGGCTGGATGGTTTCGGTTTTGGGGGTTTCTGGTGCGACGTGTGGCAGTTCAGCCATGCGGCCGACTCCCACGGAGGCATCCGCCGGGACGGTGACAAGCGAGTTTTCCAGGACTTCCCAATCGATGACGCGATAGGTAGCCGGAGCGTCCGCTGCTCGTTCCAGGGGGCCGGCGGCGCCGTCGAGCGCACGCCGAAACGCGGCCAGATCGCCGGGGCTTTCGCGCTGACAGCGTTCGAGCACCCGGCCGAATGCCCGGCCGTCGAGGGTTCTTGAAATGGGTTCGCCGGATTTGCCGGTGGTCTGCTCGATCACCTTGCGGACTTCGTAGCCGACCGAGGCTTTCGTTAGGTGGTTGCCGTTAATCAGGGCTATGGTGCGGCCGTTGTCTGCAGCCCACGAGATGGCCACCTCGCCGCGGACGGTCTTACCATCGGCAACGACTGAGCCGGGCACGTGATGCCCTCTGAGATCGTCCCAGTTGTGGTTGTAGAGGACTGCGGCGCCGTCGTTCAGGCGGTCGAGGCGGACGGATTCTGGCTGGCAGTCAAGGATCTCGATTCCCCACCAGCGCTCGTAGGGCGTATCGGATGCGAAAGACATCGACAGCACGAGGTCGGACTGGTCGGCGCCGGCATCGGGGGCGCTCTCAGGCGCAGGCGCGCGCGAAAAAGGGATCTGCCGGGTAACAAAAAAGCGAGTCATGAGGATTCCTCCATGACTCGCTTTTTACGGGGACGGCGTCAACTCGTTAAGGCGCAGGAGTTGACGAGAACGCTGGCGATTACCCAGCGCTTAACGGAGGCTCGTAACCACTGCCGACGATGAAAACTTGGTCCCACTCGGCTTTACTTACGGCGTTTGTTTTTGCCCCTTGAACAGCGACGCGCGCCTGGGCTGTGTACCCATCCAGACGCCTGAACTCTCTGGCGTGGTTCCAGTGGATTTTCTGCAGCGGCGTGCCGGTGCTGTTGATCGCGGTGATGTAGTCATATACCGAATTCAGCAGCGCCTGACCGCCGACCGTGAGCAAGCCATAGAGGAATTGCTGCTTGTTCAGCACCACCGATCGCGGGTCGAGCGTTTCCGGCATGTCGGTCCCGGTCAGGACAATCCAATCATTGCGGCGCTCTATGATGTGTTTCGGGTCGGCGACAGCATTTGCGGCGGCGCGGCCTTCGGTGGTGTTCGGGAATGTTTGGCGGGCCATGATTATTCTCCGTAAGTGGCGGTAATTAGCGCTCGAAGAAGGATTGGCGTGGCCACATTGGTAGACTGCTGCACGGAGATGGAAATTGATGTGTCGACAGACGTATCAACAGCCGCGATATTCGCCGTTGCCCATAGTGAGCTTTCCTTTCCAATACCAGAAAACGCTGTTGCAATTGACCGACCCAGGGTTTTTTCAGTATTTGAATCAGTGCATGTAACTATGTTGAGCGTTTCAATCGTTGGCGAACCAGCCGATCCAGTCGCAGCCACAACGGTTGATCCAATTGACGCACGGTATGATTTTGTTCCAGTCGTTGACCCGGTTTGACCAAGAAGCACCTTCAACGCACCGTTTTTTCCAAGGGCGTTAGCCTGCAAAGTAAGGCCGGTAAGTGCAACGACCTCATTTGTTGTGGCGGTGATGCGCCCGGTTAGATTTACGCTGAACGGCGTCTTCTTTGAAGGTCTGCGCGGCGTTCCGCTGGTGTATGTATTGGCATATACAATGCCAGCAGTATCGGAGCTAAACTCTGTCCAATACCATCCTGCCGGCAGCGTCGAGCCGCCGAAATTAGCAGAAAAATAGGCATAACAGCCGGCAAGCGTAGTGCCAATGTTTGCAATGATCGCCGCCGACAGGGTGAATTCGCCTGCTGTGCCGGAGAAGCTGCAGCCGTTCGCCCCGCCGTCGCCGGGCATGATCAGGAACGGTATGTTGGACTGAGCGATGATTTTCGACGAGCTTTGCGCCGTCGACTGCCACGAAGGGACGCCGACAGGCGTAGCAAAACCGCGAGCCACAAGATCGGCGGCAATATCACGGGCAAGCGTCTGAGTCGTTCCGGCTGCAAGGACGCTGCCGGAGACGCGCACAGGCTGGGTAAGAATTACAGTTTGGGTCATGGCGTTTCGTCCTTCGGTTCAAATGTGGGCGCGGCTGGTGCCTGCGGTGGCTTGAGGTCAATGCCGTATTTCTCAGCCAACGCGATTTCTGTCTGCTGCTCGTCGAAAATCTCTTCGATGTCGCGGCCGGCTTCGCTGGCCAGGCGTGTGCGAGAGGTGATGCGGAGGTCGAGCGCTTCGCGTGCGGCTTGCATGTCTTTCAGAGGATCGACCCAGGCCCAGCCGCGGAACTGCCAGAGATGCGGCGCGAACTTCTCACCCTTCTCGATCGGTAGCCGGCTGCCGTTGTCTAGCAGGATGGCTCCGGAAGCCAGCGACATGCGCAGCCAGTCGGCGAATACTGGCTCCAGCCATGCGGTCGCGAACCATTGTTGACGCTTGCGCCACTCATCGCGGCCAGAGAGCACGGCGGCGCGGATGCTGCTGAAGTTGACCGCCTCATAGTCGTTGCACAGCTCCGGGTAGCTCGATCCAGGAAGGCCGCTCGCCATGCGCTGATAGGCAGATTTCAGGAAAGGGGCAAAGACCTCGTTCGGGTATTTGGAATCGATCGAGCGGACATCGTAGCCGACAGGGATTGTTTCCCACGTGCCCGGCGCGCTGGTGGCAACGCGGGCTCCGGCTTCGTCTGATGCTTCCTCGCCGATCGGTGGCGGCGTTCCGTCCGGGCTGACGAAAAAGCCGAGGGTGTCGGCGCCTTGCTTGGCTGCCAGCAATGCCGATAGCGCGAATTCTCCGGCGTAGTACATCGACAGCATGGCGGCATGGCACCAAGGTATTCCACGGCGTTGTTCGGGGCGCTGCAGAACGAATCGGTGCAAAACGGCATCGGCTCCGATTCGGTCGGTTGCGCGGTCATTGGCGGCCGATCGCTGCCCGGTGTTGAAGTGGTATGCGAGCGGACGGCCCATGCTGTCGACTTCAACGCCGGCGACGATGGCATTCTTGGTGCCGTCGGCCGGCTGATTCTTCCATGTGGCGAGTCGGTCGACGTCGAGAAGCTGCAACGAGTAGCCGAATTTGTTGCCGGCGGCGCGGCCGTACCGACGGTAGACGAGCGCTTCGCCATCGCGGGCAGTGGCGCGCACGATGGCCTGGCAGAGTCCGGTCCACGAGTACTGGCCGGAAACTTCGCATGTCCCCGGCTTGCCCCATTCTGCCCATGCGCGGACGATCGCAGCCCGTGCGCCGGTGTCCGGGTTGCCTGGCGCGTTGTCGACCAGCGAGACGAGGCGCGGCGCTGCTTCTCCGATCAGATTCGTTTCGACCAGGTCTAGATAGCGGCGCGCGAAGTCGTTGTCGCCCTCCAGCGTGCGCGAGCGATGGCGCAGGGCATCCAGGTCGTTTCGGATCTCGTCATCAATCGTTTCAGCGGTGAGGCGCCAGCTTGCCGTCAGCCGGTTGAGCTTGGCGGCGGCGAATGCTCGCTGGTGGCTGTCTGCGGCCGGCTTTCTGCGAAACAGACGGCGAAGCGCGGAGGCGAATCTGTTGGCCATCAAAACCTCATGTAGACGCGGCCGGACTTCGGCGCTGCGGAGGTTGCGCGGACTTCGCGGCGGTAGACGTCGCGCAGCTTGAGCAGGTCTGTAATGGAGATGTACTGCATCTGCCGGTCGCCAATCTGGTAGCTGGCGACGGCCGGATCATGGTTTTCGATCCAGGCTTCGAGCGCGGCGAGTGTCTTCTCGGCGTGCGTGCGTGCGTCGAGCCCACCGACCGCAGCCGAGAAGCTGGCGACAATGGCGAGCGTGCCGGCTGCCGTGGTGTAGACCTTGCCGGCGAGCGTTGCGCGTTCCTGCCACGAATACGTGCCAGCAGACCATGCTGCCGTGGTGGCGGCATCTACTTCGATCAGGTGATCGGCGCCTGATGCCGTTGCGGCGATGGCAATCTGCGTCCCGGCCTTGACCAGGACGTAGGAAAGCACCCAGCCATCGGATGCCGGATAGTCGGCCAGCGAGCGCAGCCAGGTGGCAGTGTCGCCAGCGCGCAGGCTGGCGGGTACGGCAGTCGGTACGGTATGAGCCATGCCGCGGGTTTACGCGGCCGGCGTCAACTCGTTAAGGCGGCGCGGTTGACGGTGAATCAGAGGATGCGGTAGACGGCCTGTCTCGATAGTCCGAAGCGTTCAGCCACAGCCGGAACGGATGCGCCGGAAGCGAGCGCCTGGCGGATGGCGTCATGCCGGGCCATGCAATCGAGCGCGGCGGTGCTGCCGATGTAATGCCGGTCGCCGCCTTGCTCCTGCCTGATGCGTCGCTCCAGCGTGGAGAGGGATTGCCGATCGATGCCCATTTCTGCGGCGACCATGTCGAGCGCGAAGCTCAGGAAATCAGACGGGGCGCGCATTGCTTACCATCCTACCATGACGACGGGCTTTCTTGCGGCGGCTGCGGGGGCTCTGCGCGGCTGCTCTGGCACCTTGGCGTTTGCCGGCTTCGCTGCGGGCAGTTCGCCGGCGAGACGGTGAGCGACGAGGCAGAGCAGCAGGCAGTCCAGAGCCTCATTTCGAGGCCTGATCTGTACCCATTCTGCAAACGGGCGGCCGTTCCTGACTTTCGTGCGCAGTTCTTCGGCGGCGAGCTGCAGGAAGTATTCATCATCGAAAACATTGTCAGCAGGGAAGTGGAAATAGCCCGGCCCTGGCTTCGGAAGCTTGAGGCGGGCGTAGATGATGGATTTGCCCTGATCGACGCCAATCGGCTCGACCGGCTGCCCGCGCTTGCGTTTGCGTCGAAGGCGTTGCCGGCGCTTGAGGTCGTCATCAATCAGCGTCCGGCCGCGGCCTGATATGCCTTTTGTCGCTGTCGCCCACGGGTATTTGTCGCAGAAAGCGACGGCGAACGAGGTGTTGTAGCCGCTGTCGATGGCTGCCCGCGTCACGCCGGCATCCGATAGCGCTGCGTGCAGGTCTTCCCACGTATCAGCGGCGGTGGTGTCGCCGGGGATGATTAGGTGATCAAGCACCCAGCACTCCTCGCCGGCGCTGAATCCTGCGACAGTTGCCTCAAGACGGTCCTTCTGCACGTCGACGCCAGCCACCACGCGCAGCGGGCGGACCTTGATGCGGATTTCCTCTGCATCCCACTGTTCCACGCGAGTCTGCAGCGTGTTTGCGTCTGCGCCGTCGCCTTCCTCTCGCCAGACTTCGCCCAAGTAGGTATTGACAAAAGCCTTTAAGGCGGACGAGTCCTGTTGAGCGTCCACCCATTTCTGGCAGATTTGCAGCCATGTGAGACCGAGCCCGACAGGCGAGTACAGTGCATTGATGTGATAGCCGCGGGTTGCCTTGACATGCGGCCGTTGAGCAATCCATCGGCCGGCGGCGAGCATAGCCGGCTTGCTGCCTTCGCGGATTTCTGCCCCGCAGTCGGTGCAGACGTACCAGGCATCGACCACTACCTTTTGCTCTGTCGCTGCGTCTGTTGCCTTGCCGTCTGAGTGGTCGACAATCTCAATCCGGTAGCGCATCGTTTCGGGGGACCAGATCAGCGGCTGATGCGTTCCGCAGTGCGGGCAGGGGACGTGATAGCGGCGGCGGTCTGAACGCAGATACGCCTGATAGATGCGGCTTTCGCCTTCATTCGTCGGGGTGGAAATCAGAAAGGTCTTCGCCCGAGAGAACGTGCGCTGCCGGTTTTCGATCAGCGTCATTGGATCGCCCTCGCCGCCGACGTCCCACTTGTACGCGTCGACCTCGTCGCAGATCACGTATGGCAGGTGGTCGGAGCGCAGGCTGTCGGCCGAGTTGGCGCCGGCTTTGATCAGCCGGCAGTTGGCGCCGTATTCGAGTATGTCGGCTCGGTTGGCGGCATTGCGCGACGCGCGAGTGACGAGTTCCTTCAAGCCCGCGTTTTCGTCGATCAGCTTCGACAGCCGCGGGTTGAAGGATCGGTCTCGCAGTTCGAGCGACGGCACGACTTGCAGCAAATCCC